CGCCCAGAAAGACGTGACCGTTTTCCACGGCAAGTCCGGCTTCTATTTCCGCCGCGGACCGGTTGTAGATGCTATCAAAGCCGATATTAATAATGGACGCGGACTTGTTTGTACCGCGTACGAACTCACCGAAAAATCCGCAGCTGCCTCTATCATCGCCGGCTTTGAGGAGAAGTTCGGCGCCAAGAATGTCAAGAAGATTGATATCTATACAACGGAGTTCAACAACCGCAGTTTCCTAATCGCCAAGTTCCCCGCCAATGTGATTAAGCAATTGTTCGAAACTCAGGGCGGCACAATGAAGACAGGTTTCAAGGGACCCCGTGACAATCTTCTCAAGATTCCCACGCTGGATAAGTATTTTGAGTTCAAGGAGACCACGGAGCCAACGGTCGCCTCGGTCTTTGCCACACAGTACGAAAAGGGCAATTACGACTACGTAAGATCGGTTCACTATCAACTCCTAAGCGAGGTAGTGAACAGCCCTAATCTTGGCATTACCCTGAGTCCGGTAGCGGAGTGGACCTCGTAACTTGTTCTAGCTCAAAGTGAGGAAGTACATGGTGTTTTGAATTATAATACTTATATATTGTTATTACAATCACAAATATACTTAGTAAAAGAATAATTATAGTTGGTATTCCGAACATAATAAATGCAGATCCATCGTCGGTTGAGGTACTTTGGGTAGAATTCTTAACAGATGGCACGACCATTATTACAGACTAATAAACTTGAATAATGTTCTTCAGTTTTTTCGTAAAATCCACAAAATCCAAAACTTTTTCGCTAGAAGAGCCGATGTCTTTTCTAGCGAATTTAGAATGGCGCCGAGCCGAAAAGGGCTTCGCCAAACCATCGGCAATGGTTCCTGTTCCCGATATTCAACCTATTCTTAATGCGGTTGTCAACGCCCCAAGTAGTTTTGGCATTCAGCCGTATGTCGTAAAGGTTGTAACATGTGAGACGGTGAAACAGGCATTAATACCTGCCTGTTACGGACAACCCCAGGTAGAGCAATGTACCCATTTGCTAGTCTTTTGTACTAGGAATAATCTAGACGAGCATTTGAATCATTTTATTAATGAGACCAAGCCAAATGAACAGTTGGAAAGCATGATGCGTAGTGCCCTTTCAGGAAATAGCCATCCTGTTCAATGGGCGAAGCATCAGACGTATTTGGCACTAGGATTTGCGTTGGCGGCGGCAGCGGAGCTAAAGATAGCAAGTTGCCCTATGGAGGGATTTTCTTCGGATAGCGTGGGCGCCGTTCTAGGATTACCCCATACGCTAGTTCCTACTGCCTTACTTGCCATAGGACTTTACGATAAAACAATTCCTGCCTATCCTCGTTTCCGTTTTCCTCAAACCGAACTTGTACAATGGATTACGGAGCAGCCACATACAGTTCGTCCAATTAAGTCTCGTTACCGCCATGCCACACCTGTACGTCGTCGCAAAAAAATTGAGGAGTCACAGCAGACTTAACGAGTTTTACCGCCTATCTAGTCCGACAAAATGCCTCCTTACATAAATCTCCATATTGATGACAATCGCCTTGCCGACTTTATGACACACACAAATAACTTCGTTAACGAGTTTAACGATTCTCCAGAGCATATGGTAGTTGCGAATGCCATCTTTCACCTTCTGATTGATAATATATACTACAATATCAATCAGCCAGACCATCCATTCAATCTATACGCCGATGCGGGACTAAGTATGGACGAAACCGTTCATAGGATTCGCGACCATCTAGGAAATGAACTTGTAAATGAAAATAACTTCACACGTGGTCTAATACGCGCCTTTTGCTCCCCTGGCGGTGTCAACCGTGAAGCGCTAGAGGAGCTCCTAGATCGCTATTACCAGTTCGCACTTATTTCAATAAGCAACCCAAACCAAACCAAACCGAAAAAATTGACGCCTCTAAAAACCATTTTTAAGTTTCCTGCTCCCTCCTATCTTCTTATCTAAAGCATTGAGCCCTTCCTTCCTTCATATCCCGTCATGTCCGCTACCATTCCCACTTCCACTTACGGCGCCCCCGCTGATGGGGCAGGTACTCCTCCCTATCCTCCTATTGCGGACCCCATGGTCCCTAAGGACGCCGGCGCGGCTGCCCCAGATGTAACGGCACCGGCGCCCTCTAATAAATACGTAATGCACGAGTACAAGAGCTTTGATGAGATGGGCATCAATGACGAGATTCTACGTGGCATCTATTCTTTCGGCTTTGAAAAGCCGAGCCCTGTCCAAGAGAAGGCGATTGTGCCGATGATGGCGGGGCACGACCTGCTTGCACAGGCGCAGTCAGGTACCGGCAAGACCGGTACCTTTGTCATTGGTGGCATCAGTCGCATTGACCCAAGCAAGAACGAGGTTCAGATGGTGGTTATCTCACCGACTCGTGAACTGGCAGAGCAGACGGCTGCGGTCGCCAAGGGCATCGGCTCCTACATTGGTCTGCGCACCCATACGGCTACGGGCGGTCCGCCGGTCAACTCGGACATTGATGTCATTTCGCAGTCTAAGATGAAGCCCCCGCACGTCCCGCACGTGCTTCTAGTGACGCCTGGTCGCTTTTACGACCTGCTCAATCGCAAGGTGCTGTCGCCGAACACCATTAGGGTGTTGGTGCTAGACGAGGCGGACCAGATGCTGGAGGCGCGTTTCAGGGAGCAGGTCCACTGTATTCTGAGCCTTGGTTGGCCGTCTACGACGCAGGTGGCGCTTCTGTCGGCAACAATGACGCCGGATGTTGTTGCGGTTGCCAAGTCACTGCTCCGCAATCCGGTAGAGATTCTGTTGGAGCCTGAGGAGGTGAGCCTGGAGGGCATTAAGCAGTGGTTTGTGGAGGTGCCTCGCGAGGACCACAAGCTGGATACGCTGTGCGACCTCTACGATCACCTGAGCATTCAGCAGGCGACTATCTTTGTCAACACGCGCCAGAAGGCGGAGTGGCTGGGAGACCAGATGAAGCGCCGTGGCTTTGACCTCAACTACATTCACGGCGATATGGATGTGGGGGAGCGTAAGTTCCGTATGACGGAGTTCCGCAACGGCAAGTGCCGTGTGCTCATCTCCACGGACCTGTTGGCGCGTGGCATTGATGTCCAGCAGATTTCTATTGTGATTAATTACGAGCTTCCGCTCCAGCGCGAGAACTATATTCACCGCATTGGTCGTTCCGGTCGGTTTGGACGCAAGGGTGCCTCTATCAATCTGATTACCGAGCGGGAGCGTCGGGCACAGGAGGAGATTGAGACGTATTACGAGAAGAAGATTCTTCCGCTGCCGATGGACCTGAAGATCTATTAGACGCAAGACCAAAAACCCTCAAAATCATAAAAATATAAAAAACAAAAAAAACAAAAAATATGAATAAATAATCATATTTTTTGTTATCTTTACAGCCAATTAATAATTAGAGATCGCCGTCATTGTACATTTTTAGATATTTACCGAGACGATCTTCATAATGCGATGAACCATACAATACACTACCATCTTCAATGAGTGTTGGTTCAGCCCAGTATACATTTAAATTTTTCTTGCCTATTATTCCATTCATAGCGTGGTCAATGGCATCAGAAAATGGTAGAATCTCTGATAATATATCTTCACACGCTTTTTGTGTTACAATATAACCGCAACATGTTCGAGTAGATGTTTGTTTGTACCAAAGTACACCAGGTACGGTCCGATCATCGTGAAGACCTCCGCCATTATTAATAAAAGCTATGTCATAATCGGAAGGTATACAGTCCATAAAACGGGTAAGATGTTTAGTAAAGTCTTCACATAGAACGGCATCATCTTCCAATATTAAACATGTTTTGTAGTTGTTTTTCATAATATCCTTATATACTTCAATATGTGTAATGGTTATAGCAATTTCTGCCTTTGTAAGCTTTCTGCCATCTTTTTCACGAAAATAAGAATTTACAAGTTGGTGTGTAAGTTCATGACGACTAGGACCTTCCACAAAATCGTAATTTGTTATGCCGAAACGGGCAAACTGTTTAAGCATATATTCCATACGATCTTTCAATGGACTATAATGAATTACATAGATTTTATCAATATAATTCATTTATATGTTGTAAACTTAATAGTTACAATCTAATTTACGCGATGAGTCCCTTATCCTCAAAGTAACCCTCGGGGCAGACGCTGGACGTCATCGGAATAGAGGCGCCAGAAAAAACGGGTGAGCAGGTGGAGTAGCCTCCGCGGTGACGACGGAAGGCACGGCGGGACTTACGGTTCAGCTTACGATTATTGCGCGAGTTCTTGCGCGAGTTCTTGCGGTACATCTTGCGATTACGGCGGGAGTTGTTCTTGCGGTTGCGACGGGTATTCTTACGACGCCGGGCACCACCAAACTTCTGGTTATCCGTGTTGTAAAGGGGGACCGTAGGGTCAACACCGCCGGGCCAGGTTGTGTAGGCATTGCGACCGGAAAGCGGGGGCTGTTGCGGCGGGGACTTAATTAGACTCGAGCTACCAGACCAGTTAATAGAGTTGACCATCTTCTATTTCTTACGCAGGAAATTTAATATGCCCCTGCTCCTTTGACAATTGTAGACGGGTAGTAGTCCGAAATATCGCAATTGGCGGGACAGGCGCCAACCGCCATTGCAGCCGTCGCTTTAGTACCCTGGAAAGAAGGTAGTTGGTCACACGCTCCAGCAGTTGATAAGTAGACCAAGGGCGCGGCGTACGGTGCGGGGTTTCCTGAATACTTATACGGGGTAGGTATCGTATAAGGAACCTGGAATCCGCCCTGCGCAATAGGTGGTAGATAGAAGTTGGACTGGCTTTCAAGAAAGCCACACGATGTTAAGGGAATAGTTGGCTGTATAGGCATTACGTAGTCTCCACCAAATCCAATACGTGTGCTATCAAGCAAATTCATATTTGTTAAGGAGTTACCAGCTTGTTGTGTAGATAGGTTAAAGTTAGAATACGTTATTGTATTGGGTAAAACTGCAGCTGTAGTATTCTGAGAAACAAACGTCTGATTGACAGCCTGTCCAAGAGCCCAGGTACGAAGTCCGGACTCTGTAACTCCGCTACGACTGGTAAAGGTACTTAGTGAGCGCAATTTGTATTTCAAATACTGCCCTGCATCCATGGTATAAGCCATCTTGTAAGGAATAAGAAGAAAAAGAAAATCAACCAACCCAGTAAGAGAAGGACATGAGTGGAAATACACTTTCCCCCGCTGTAAGTATTTCTATCGCGGCGGTTTTAACCGTTCTTGTAGTTGGTGTATCGCTTTACAAGCGAAATATAATTCAAGATAATTTTGTTGATATTGGTGATATAGTGCCAATTTTGGCAAAGCCACGGCTCTATTGGTTTGTTGACGCAGAGACAAATTCCCGTCACTGGTGGGACTTCGGAGCACGTAATAGCGAAATGCCGAATCGTGGCTACCTCCAAGTCTCTTTAGAAAAGCTTAGACAGACACAAGGTAACGATTTCAGCATTGTGCCCCTTATTGGTCGTGGTGCCGTTCTGGCACTGTTTCCCAATGTGGATAAGAAGGTTACCCGTCTACCTCCCGCTCTATGGCGTCGCTGGGTGATTGCTAATATATGTAATACGCACGGCGGTCTAGTAATGGATGCCAACTCTACACTATGCCTAGGTCCAAGCTTCTACCCGCTGGTCAAGGATGTAAACAGTGCCATGTTCGGTACACATCCCGATGAGCCTCGTGTAAGTACTGCCACCGCTGTCGCACCCGGACCTGCTCCATATGTAGGCTGGGCGAAAACCGCCAATACTGGCGCGTGGGATTACGCTGCGAAACAAATCAACGAGTTGTTTCAACGCGGACCTCAGGCGTGGGGAGCGGCAGTAGCCCGTCGTCAAGAGCTGTACGTATGGGAGCACCAGAAGGACTTGGGTACAGTTGTTATTCGTGCGGCGGATGGCGGTAGACTCCCTGATGGACGCCCCCGTGAATTGGAGGACCTTTTTGGACGCCTCAGCGACGATGAGAATGATCCGAAGTCGGCTGTTATACCGAACACGGTATTTATGTCGTGGGATGGT